TGCATAAATGTTGGATACCATACCAATCCGGTGTCATTATCTTCATGTTTAGCATCCAACATCAACTCGGTTAGATTCTCTTCATGTTGTTCAATATATTCGCCATCCTTAATTAGCAAATTTGTAGTCGTGTATCCAGATTCCATACATAGATATGATTCTACATTGGAGTTGGGGTCGGCTTCTACTACTACACATCTATTACCTGTAATAGGCGATGTTCCATCGTAATCTATTTTCATGCTTCAACTTTTTTTAATGTTGGTAATTTTAATTTAGGAACATCTTCAGATTTTTTTAGTTTTGGTAACTTTAATCCTACTTGTTGCGGTACACCTTTTAGTCCTTCATCTACTATATCTACAAATAATTTAGACATTAATTCTAAGCTAAAATTATCTTTAACGTATTGAGTTTGTTTTCTAGATGTCTTAAGATATGTTTTATAATTTTTTATAACATCTTGAATAACGCTTGACGCATATTGGTAATTAACAGTAAACCATTTAGTACCTTTCAATATAAATTTATCTGCTGCAGAACCATGTACATCTGTCAAATCTCCTGGTAATAATGAACAATAATCTTTATGTAAAAAATCTAGTTGTCCGGACCAACCCGAAGCTATTACTGGCTTACCTGTAACGCTAAATTCTAATAATGGACGACCAAAACCTTCTCCTTTTGTAAATGATACCATTGCCTTTACTTTAGGATGATTATATAATGAATTCATTTCTGAATCAGATAAATCTCCATGGATTAGATATATATCCGGTGCATCATTACCATAAGGTGCAGTTATTTGTTGTATCTTATTTGTAATTTGATCACGATCCATTATTGAAAATGTTGCATGTGATGTCTTTAATATTAATGCAGGTCTATTCTTTTTAGATTTACGTTTGAATGATTCACAAAATGTTTTTATCATCATTCCTATATCTTTTCTATCTTGCCCTATACTTCCCTTTAACCAATGACCGACAAATAAATAACAAAAATCATTTTTAATATCCTTGAGTTCATTAATAATAGTTGGTTCAATATCAGATGACGTAACTTTACAATATGTTGATAAATCTAATCCTTCAAATAATACCTTCACTGGAACTTCTAATTTTAACTCTCCAATTTTCTTTTGAGACTTGTCATCCATCTTATCATAACTTACTTCTACAAATGATTTTTTCGAATGCTCCGAAGTAACTATTAACAAATCCATATTATTAGCACCTTGGATAAATTCATGAGGCACAGCTGTTGTTTCTATACCAGCAGTCACTCCTATATTAAATTTACCTACTTTTTGAAATTCATTTGGAACAGATACTTGTATGAATACATCTGGCTGACGTGTTATATTTTGTCTGGCTATTCTTTTTACAATTTCTTGATGATCATGATTTTCGGGTTCTAATGCATTCATGGGTGTACTTCCCCATGGTAATGATACGATCTGAATATCATATTTGTTAGCCTTTATCAATGCAGTTACTAAATCTCTCGTATGATTACCATATCCTGATCTTGTTGCAATAGGTCCTTGTACTACTATAAATGGTTTTGTCATATTATTACTCCTGGTTGTTCAATTTGTTTTGGTTGTTCTATTTTGTATGCAGTAAATTTCTTTCTTGGTGTCCAATTTTTGAAACAATCTTCTATACAATCTTGCATTTTACTACTCATTCCTCTTGCAGACATATATGATTCATCGCCACAAACCCAATCATGTCCCGCGGCACCACATTCTTCTCTTTCTTCTTTTGACATATCATACCAATATTTAATTGCATCTGCAACGTCTCTAAAATCTGCTCTATCATCAAATATATAAGGTGTCATTGGAGAACCTTGTACGGATCTATTTGATGGATATACTGGCTTTGCCCACTTGCCATGTTTTTTATATGTACCATTATGATTACTTCCAAACTCTGTAGAAAATTCTATCCAATCTCCATTTTCATCTTCAAATCTACATCCATCTTGCAATCCACCAGTAACATTATTTATAATTGGCGTTCCTGCATGTAATGACTCATTCCAAGAAATCCCAAATCCTTCATTACTTGCGATATTAACTGTAACATCTGCTGCATTATAATAATAATTCATTATCTTTTGATCTATAGGTTGATCTGAAAATAATATTTTATACTTTGGACATAATGCATTTTTAACTGCCATTAAGTCAGTTCCATTATCATCACTTACTTGTGTATGCATTAGTAATGCACATCTCTTAGATTGTTCTGGTGGTAATGATTCACAGAATGTATTAAATGCTAATACTAAATCGGCCGGCTGCTTTCTTCTAATATTTCGATTGTTCCAAAACACTATAAAATCTACATCATGTGACTTCTTAAACTCATCACTCCATTTTTTATATTCTGAATATCCTTCATGAAGAGGTGTAATTGGAAAATATGCCTTTTCATTCGAACCATGTGGAACCCATTGTACTGCCCAATCCGGCTTTGGAAATTTTTGTATCACATTCTTTACAATATTATTTGTCTGTCTAGATATATTCATTACTAAATCACACGACTCATAATATGGCTCATTCCAATGTGGATAAGGTAAATCATCCCAGATGTTATAATACATGATAGGTATATGCTGTCTTATCTCATGTTCAATTTGATATAGCCATTGCCAAAATCTTGGATCTGTAAAATGTAATATAGCATCTGGTTTTTCTATATTCATAATTTCTTGTAATACTTGAGCATTACCATATCCATTATGCGGATATATTTTAACAAATGCATCTTGTACACCTGTCTCTTTTTGAACATCCTGACTAATATCAACAACTTTTCCATGGTCTGGATGTTTGATTGCAGCGCCTAATTGTACCCAATCATACTTATCTACTGTTCCTAATACAAATTCTCTAGACATCGTTCCTATACCGGAATGCATTCTCAGGTCATCTGCTAGTAATAAAATTTTCTTCTTTTTTGGTTTGTTAGGATCTACTTTCCTTAACTTTGGTAACTTAATTTGATTCATCAAAAACCCCTTATAACTTTATTATAAATATGCTTATGGCTGTTTAACACCACCATTTTGCATTACTTTATATTGGTAAATTCCATATAAATTTATTGAAATGATAACTAGACTTAATACTAAATGACTTATATTAGTAATAAAAAAATCATATGTTATCCAACCAACATCTCCTACTATCCAAGCTACCATTGCAGCTTGATGTTTCATTTTTGCGTTTAATATATAACCGAACAATACTAATATTGTACTTGTCCATCCTAATGCTTCTATCATGATATTATTGTTACTGGTTTATTTAATTTTTTAGCGTTCTTAATTGCACTCATACTTCCATGTGAACTTTCACCATTTGGTATAAATGCTATCATAACATCACAATCTCTAGCAATCAACATATTCCTATGATGAAACTGTGATACATGATATGGTTTTTCATAATATGTTTCTGACATTGCAGAATGTAAATTTTTAATTGTATGTGCCGGATTGAATTCTTTATATTTAATTCCGAACTCTAATGCATATTTTCTAGCAAACTTATCAGCGCCATCTTTTGCTCCTCCTGATATAACAATTAACTTGTCACCAAATTTACGTTTTAGATTGAATAACGTATCTTTCACTTTCCTAGTGTTCTCATACATTCTACTGCCTATTATTGCTACCTTCATACTTTGATTCTTTCTGCCTTAGCACATAAATCTGGTTGATCTTTGAACTCACACCATTTACAATGTTTATTGTTCTTACCTGCAATAGCCGGATACTTCTTTTCTAAATTATATGAACCATCTTTATGAAATGCTGAATCAACAAATCCTTTTATTTCTCTTGCTAATTTATTTCTCGTTGGCTTACCAGATGCCGGCATAAATTCTGTAATACGTTTTTGAGGAAACATTGCACCTTCAATCAATTTACGTTTTACAATCATATACTTGATATCAATATTTTCGACATCATAACCATACTGTTCTGCAAAGTATTTTTTATATAATACCAATTGAGATGTCTTTGTCTTATCCGCCTTTTGGTATTTATTCCAACCCATGGTTGAAGTCTTGATATCGATAATTGTTATTTTGTTATCACGTTTATCTCTAATCACAATATCTAAATAACCTAACATCATTACCTTATCATTACCTTCTTCAACTGGATGATATATAGGTACTTCAATTCCTATAAGTTCTTCATTTTTTCTAGAAAAATATTGGCCTCTTTTTTTCTTGAACCAATCGATGATTGCAACACCATCTTCATAAAATTCTCCTAATTCAAATTTGTTTGAAAAATGATCTCCCATCTTCTCAACAGCCTCTTTGTATAATGTAAACATTTGATCTTTAAGATACTTATTAAGATCAATTTCTTCAGCCTTCTTTACAGAATCATCATACATAACTGTTAGGAAATGTTGCAATGTTTCGTGCATTGCTGTACCAAATATCGTATGGATTGACTGACTAAAGGTCCTTAGTCCTTTTGCATATGCCAACTCCCAATGTTTAGGACATGTCGAATACATAGAAAATTGTGAATAGGAAATCTTGCGCTCGTCTGGTAACGGCTCTCTAATACTATACTTTAAAAATTTATTCATATATAAATATAAGAAAAATTATCCGTACGTCCTAATTATTTGCCCCATTTCTTTGCAGAAACTATTTGAGCAATAATACCATATACTGATAAATCTTGGAATGTATCTAATTCAGATTCTCCAACTTCATCTCTATGACCTAATATAATTAGTTGTTTCAACCTTTGAACTTTGTCATTAATTCTAAACCATAAACCAGTTAACGACAATTTCACATCGCCTGCTGTTTTCAAATCTGTTCCTACTGATATATTACCTGGACCATAATTCTTTTGTTTCTTGCAAAATAAAACATATTGGTCTGCCATTATATTTAAGAATTCATCACAAGTTTCTGGATATTCTTTTTGACAATATGCAACTGCATCATCATCTATATCTTTCATTCTTTGTTGAAGTTGATTGAATATTACTTTATGAGTTGGCTTGTCATCGTTAACTCTAGGCGTATCTTTTATTGTTTTCATATAACTATTTTTTTAATAATGATTTAGCTTCCTTTTCCGATCGACCATATTTTTTCAACATTGATATAATTTCATTCTTATCAAGAAGTCCAATATATTCTTCTGCTTCAATTTTAGGTATTTGAAAATGATCTGCTATAAATTTAACAAGTTCTTTATTGTATTTATCAGCCTTCTTGCCTTTAATATACTTGTTAAATGATTTTTGTTTAGGTAAGAAATCAAAATATAACTGATATACATGTTTCTTACTTAATGGTCCGATTGTATATTGTTGAAACATATCAACTATTTCTATATAATCTGGATTCATAGATAACCATCTGTTTATCAAATATGGAGAGAAAGACTTTTGAGATGCTTCATCTAAAGTATCCCATGGGGTCTTCTTCCATGTTATATTGGCTAAATGATCAAATATTGTAGCTGGCTTTTTTACCTTCATTACATCATTGGCATTTGTGGCTGTGCCGGTTCATCTTTTGGTATATCTGTAATAACACATTCTGTAGTTAACATTGTTCCTGCTACAGATGATGCTTTTTCTAATGCGACTCTCGTTACTTTAACTGGGTCAATAATTCCAACATCTACCATATCTTCTAATACTGTTTCTGTTCTAACATCATATCCAGCTTCAGTTCCATTTGCATTATGTGTTACTATCTTATTCCAAATAACTTCAGCATTAAGTCCAGCATTTTCCAAAATGGCTTCGAATGGAGCTTTACAAGCTTTAAGAATAATATCTCTTCCCAATTCCTGATCTTCATTTTCATATATTGTATCATCATAATGTTGATATCCTCTTAATACCGTTCCACCTCCGGCAATGATTCCTTCTTCTACAGCAGCTTTAGTTGCACAAAGTGCGTCATCTAACCTATCTTTCTTTTCTTTCATTTCAATTTCAGATCCGGCACCTATTCTAATTACTGCAACACCTCCTGCTAATTTGGCCAATCTTTCTTGCATTTTTTCTTTTTCATATTCTGAATCAGCTGATTTAATCTGAGATGATATATCATTAATACGTTCTTGAACTAATTCAGAATCACCAAATCCATTAACAATTGTAGTATCATTTTTCGATATAGTTACCTTCTCAGCTGATCCTAAATGTTCTAATGTTGCTTCTTCTAATAGCAAACCTACTTTATCTGTAATCACAGTACCTCCAGTTAATACAGCAATATCCTCTAAATGTTCTATTCGTTTAGTTCCAAATCCAGGTGCTTTAACTGTTGCTACTTTAAGAGTTCCTCTTACTTTATTAACTACTAATGTTGATAATGCTTCTCCATCTACATCTTCTGAAATGATAAGCATTGGTCTATCCATTTGCATTGTTTGTTCTAGTAATGGCAATACATCTTTCATTTGAGAGATTTTTTTATCATATAACAATATAAAACAATCTTCTAATTCTGCAATCATTTTTTCTGCATTTGTTACAAAATACGGCGATGCAAATCCTCTATCAAATCGCATACCTTCTACCACATCTAACTCTGTCTCAGATGATTTACCTTCTTCAACTGTAATAACACCATTTTGGCCTACTTTATCCATTGCCTCTGCAATCATAGTTCCTATTGATACATCATTATTTGCTGAGATAGTACCTACTTGTGCAATTTCATTATTACCTTTAACAGGCCTAGCCTCATCCTTAAGGTATTGTACAACACTTTCAACTGTTTTATCAATACCTCTTTTCAATTCAATTGGATTAGCTCCATTTGCAATTTTCTTAAAACCTTCTTTAAGAATCGCATGTGCTAATACAGTTGCAGTAGTAGTTCCATCACCAGCTTCATCATTTGTTTTAGAAGCAGCTTCCTTTACCATTTGAGCGCCGGCATTTTCATTAGGATCTTCTAATTCAATTTCTTTTGCAACTGTAACACCATCTTTAGTAACCTGCGGTCCACCAAATGATTTTTCTATTACTACTGTCCTGCCTTTCGGCCCCAATGTTGATTTAACTGCATTAGCAAGTTGTTCAACACCATTTAATAGCTCTACTCGAGCATCTTCTCCAAATACTAATTTCTTTGCCATAACTTATTTTGTTTTTTGTTCTATTGGTCTAAATTCTTCATTAATAAATCCACATTCGTCGCATCTAAATGTCGGTACTGGAACAATTTGTTCTTTACCTGTCGGAGATACTAATGCAGAAATTCTCTTAAATGCATTTACTTGTCTAAAGTATTTACATCCACATTGTTCACATGCAATATCTTTAAGATCTTCTGGTTTGATATTAACTTGTGCATTAGGAGCTTGTCCTTTTCCTGGATTCATTCCTATTACCTTACCTTTGTTATAATTTTTTGCCATAACTTATCCCTTTAATTCGTTCAATAATTTTACAATCGTTGACATGATATGTAACTCTTTGTCTACTGCAAATGAATCTTGATATTGTGATTCAGCTAATATTAATATTACACTTGCAATATGTCCTTTAGCATAATTATCTACTTCCTCGAAAAGATACTTATGTAAAGCCGAAAAATCTTTTACTTTACTGTCATTGATTAATTGACGAATATCTTTGAATGCAGTTTTCTTATCTGCCTTATCTAATATATCAATCAACTTGGTCATATAATTTGCTTGTATAACACTAGTATCATCCACTTTCAAAGTCTTATCAATAACCTGCCTCTGACAGCTATTTAATACCCTTCTTATATCAGGATAGCCGGCGTTTATAATTGTAACAAGATCCTTATTATCATATGACACTTCAAGTTCATCTAATATAGAAACTATTCTTTTAGCAACTTCTTTTTTATTAGGAGGAGTAATGCCAAATACTTGACATCTAGATTGAATAGGGTCAATTATCTTTTCAACATAGTTACATGTTAAAATAAATCTAGTCGTCTTACTAAATGTTTCCATCAAATTTCTTAAGGCAGCTTGGCCATTAGGAGTCATATAATCTGCTTCATCTAATATAACAATCTTCCATCGTTTGAATCCAACTGTACTAGCATAACTCTTAATCTTAGTTCTAACAGTTTCAATATTATTTTCATCAGAGGCATTTATATACATCAAATCTGCATCTACATTATTAGCAATAATTTTAGCTAATGTAGTTTTACCTGTACCTGCTCCACCGTAGAACAATAAATGAGGAACATCGCCTGATTCGATATATAATTTAACTTTGTCTATGATATGTTCATTTCCAACATATCCATCTAATGTACTTGGGCGAAACTTTTCTACCCATAAAGTATGTTCTTGATTTCCAAACATATTAATTCCCTGTTGATCCGTATCCGCCCTCGCCTCTTTCAGTAGATGATAATTCATCTGCTTCCATCATTTCGATTTGCGGATATGGCATTATTACTAATTGACCTACTCTATCTCCATCTTGAAATCTTTTTAGTTTTGCAAAAAACGAATCTTTTGCAAATTTATATCTAAAAGATATCTCCCCTCTATATCCAGAATCAACAACACCTACACAATTTGCTAATCGTAAATCTGTTTTAGATGTAGATGACCTAGGAAATAAAAGGCCTACATGTCCATCTGGCACTTCTAATGCAATACCTGTAAAATATTCTATAAAATTATTTTCAGTATCAATCCTATTACCGATTGCAGTCATATCCAACCCAGCATCACCAGGTTTTGCATAACTTGGAGTAATAGCTTTATCTACTAATTTCTTAAATCTAACTTTCATATTATGACGATTGTAATTGTACTAAATAATAAGTTGATGTAAATGTTTTACCTGTAAATGATACTCTAGCAAGACCTGCTTCTGAAATTTCTATTTTACCAGTTTCAGCATCTTTATTTGCTTGAAGAATCTCTTTGAATAATGTAGATGAAAAACAAATAACTCCCATGTCTGTACTATTTGGTGCATCTAATTCAAATTTAATTCTATTGGTATTGATAGATGAATAATTCATTATCATTTCAACAGTTCCTTCAGAACACTTAATTCCAAAATTTTCAGATTCTGGTAATGCATTCTTTGCTTTGATAAATTTAGTTCTAAAACTATCTGTAATATCAATAGATGCATTCCAATCTGGTGTGTTCTTAAGATCGGGAACTTGTCTAATTACTGATAAGTCTGCTAACATAAATGTCATGTCAACATCTTTATCTTTTACTCCTACACTAACAGCTGTCTTGTCTACAGACTTAACATCTACTGTTAAATCTTCTCCTACCGCTGATAACATTTTTACTAATTGAGGTGTTGCATAAACACCTAATTCATTACTACCTAAGTCTATATTGGAAGCATCGATATGTCCAATTACATTCTGGTCATCTGTGATGAACTCTGTTTGTAATGCACCATCTTTTGCATCCCATTTTACTGATGTAGTCGCTCCGGCCAAATGGTATCGGCCTACGAAATTTAATAAGTCGCTTTTTTTCATTGTTCTACTTTTTCTTCAAAGAATTGATTAAATATATCTTTATTAATAGTTGTAATACTCTGTCCTCCAAACTTTTGATAGTATTGTTTATACTTCTCATAAGTAGTGATCGCTGCATCTGGATCTTCGAACATCTCGTATATACTTTTTAACACTGCAGCTAAATTATTTGGAACCATATATTGAGCAACATCTCTATGAGCTGCTACAATTTTGTTCACTTCTTTAATTGTATTTTGAAATACATGTACATTATGCAATACCATTCTCGGAACTGCCTCTTTATTATAGTTATCTAACATACCCCATGTAAAATCTTTACATGCCGGGTCGCCTAAACTATCTGGCACTAATAAATCTGGTTGCATATCTGGTATCTTAGATTCTGCTAATGGAATAATATTTCCATCTTCATCTTTATCTCCTTTAGGCATATACACATCACTAAAAGATAACTTCTTAAAATTATGTGAATGCAAAAATGTTCCATATACAGGATATTGTCCAGGTGAACTAGAATCTGTTGTAACTACTATTCTATTACCATAATGTTTATTCAAACATTTTTGTATCGTTGATAATATAAAGAAATCTGATATTTTTGAAATACCTAATAAATGTAAATATTCTAAATTAACTTTTTCAAATTCTCTATTCTTCAACATAAGAGCTAATGCCCACATAAAGTCTACTAACTTCTGCGGACCTCCAATTGCCCAACCACTAAACTCAAAATGCTTAAATTTATGATACCACCAATCATACTCTTGTGGATTAGATCCTTGCAACATGTTTAAGAATTTAGTTTTACCAGACTGATGTTTTTCAAAATATGCAAAATTATCATAACTAATATCTGCACATTCATAAAACTTATTTTCATAAACTGTTTTAGGTGGAATATCTAAATTAGCAGCTACATCTGAATTGGCTTCTAACCAATGAAATATTTTTTCTCTTAAATCATCTGTATATTTCAATGCACCTGTTGCAATCTGATATCCTCCGGAATCACCAAATACCAATACATCCTTTCCTAGACCCATTTGTTGTCTAATGTCCATCTTCTTGTAATAATGACCTGCAGTTACTAGGAAAGCTTTATGTCTGAATTCCTCCGGATATTCATCCGAATAAAATCTACATGGCACTCCTGATGCTAAATAATCATTCTTAATTAATGATGATGCAAATCCTCCGGCCGATAATGACGGGAAGTAAATAAACTCTTTTTGTTTTTCTTTTTTATCCATTAAATAATACCTTTCTTAATCCATTACATGAAAAATAATTCTCATGTAAACTATTTGCTAATTGTTCTAACTTACCTGTTTCGACTATCGTATCATACCTATTCATCCAAATACGTATCTCTCTTATTAAATGATCTTTATGCTTCAAATATGAATCCCATGACTCTGTCCACTCACTTGGATATCTAAAATCATCTGAATACATTTCTGTATAACTTAATCTATCTGGAACCATCGGAATGGCGCCTGCTAATGCTCCTTCATAACATGAAATACCTAACGTCTCTTGCACATTTGCAGAAAATACCATTTTAGACCTTTCCAATAAATTATGATATTGATCTTTTGATAATTTACTATCTTGACATACAATAAACTTATATTCAGGTAATTCTAATGCTAGATCTCTAAATATCTCTACTTGCTTTTCTGGAGCAATTCTATGTGGAAATAATATAATATCTTCTTTCTTTTTAGGAGTAAACATTGTCTTAAGATATTCCATTGGCCACCCTGTTCTAAAACATTGAACATCATCATATCCAAAATTCTCTCTGAACATTTTTAGGTGATCATCTGATGCAAACCAATTATAATCTATTGTCTGGGCTAATGATAATTCAAATGTCTTTACCCATTTATCTTTAATCAATCTACCTAAAAAATCATTAGGATCATAATTACCGGCATGCCAAAGACCATGTATCTTAATTGGAATCTCTAATAATTGACTCATATATTTCAATTGAATGATACTAGGATTCCATGCATCTGTATAAATAAAATGATCTCCTTCTTTAACTTCTCCATCACAAAACAACCTACCTATCTTAACCATTTGAGCACTTTTGTAAATATTTGTGCCTCCAAAGTTCAAAAATGCTCCAGGTGTAGTTGCTTCAGGAATATCTGTAGGACCTTCTATAACTTGCACATTATATTCTCCAAAACCTAATTTTCTTATTAGGTCTGGAAAATGATGTTTCCATTGACCAGTATATCTACTTTCAACGGCTTCTAAATCTACTATCCAAATGTTATTCATATCTATCGTATTTATAATCGTCAGGTGTAACTTTTTGCATATTTTGTATACTTGCACAATATAAACTATATGGAGCATGTATAACCTTTATACTATCATTTTGTTTTAATAAACTAACTTCTTCTTCCTCTAACATATACATTATATGTGTCTTAATTCTAATCATTGGTGGAATATTTTTTAACATACCAGGAGTACATTCTAAACTAATTGTTGTACCTGTCCTATCAATAAAATTGTTCATCCAATCCCAATCTAACTTACTTTGATTTTTCATATCATCAGTAATCAATTGTTCTACTGCTCCAGAACAAAAATAGATATGTGGAGCTCTCTCCATACTAAGACCTTTAACAGTTATGTCTGCTATAAACAATGTTTCAACATCTGTTAATCTGCCTTCACATTCCTTGCCGTACCAATATTTTCTAAATCCTATCATATTATTTTTAATATAAGAAATCTTTTTCAATTATCCTAATCAAAATTGGAAAAACTTTCCTAAGTTATTATTTTCAGGGATCGAACCCCATTTCATTGCACTATAAAAGTCATTCAATTTATTTGCAAATGCTGATTTGAATACTTTATTATAGTCTATATTATCCTGAACAAATTTTTCAATTGGAACAGGATCTTCAAACCCTTTCAATGCCATCGTATCTAAATTCATTGAATTTGGTTTAAGGTATGTCCATTTAATCTTTTCACCATTAATAATACCTCTGATGGTTTTTATTTTATGATGTTTCAACATATCATTATAATTTAATGCTGACTTGACATGTACAGGAGTTCCTTTCATTCTCATTGCAAATGGAGCATCTCCTTTCCTAGTATATTTCTTGACATTCTTAACGCCGATTGGAAACATTACTTCTATCAATTCCAACGTTTTCATATGTTCTTTGAAATCTAAAATCTTTTGATCTAATGTTACTTTATCAATATCATTCAACATATCTTCTAATACCTCGGCCATAAATCTTCTAAAGGATGGCGGAAAGGATGATCTAACTACATCAAGTCCTTTCACATCTAATTTAGATACTGTATGCCCTTCTACATTAATAATCCATTGAGCATATCTCTTCTTTGCAATCCAAAGTCCTGCTTTAGCAACATTTTCTTTCTTGATATCAAATCTATGAACATCAACATTATGAAAACGTTTACCATAGATATCATATGACCTATTAATAAAATTCTGAACCTCATCAGCTATTTCTATTGTTTTATCAGCCATCCATTGTTCATTTGTAATATCATAATCAGGATATCGTTTTTCAATCAATGGTAATGATGAAAAGAATACAGAATCTGTATCTATATAAATGTTATGATCTTTTTTCTGACCTAATTCTGTTGCATAAAATTTATTTCCAATATCAGCAGTAAACTTAATTAACTGTTGACCTGTACTTGTAATTGCTGTAGCATTATCTGGATCAAAGAATCTAAAACTTGGATTACCTAATACTCCGTAAAATGAATTTAGAAGAATTTTAGTAACTAATTGCATCCTATCAAAATATTCTGCTTTAGCTTCATCGCCTTCCTTTTCATATTTCTTTCTTAAGTTCTTATATTCAACCCTTTCATTGAACCAGTTATCTAAAATACTTGGAAGGAATCCTTTAATTTGTGTATCATATACAACTCCATTAGCTGCAATTGAATACTTATTCCTTTCTAAATAATCTCTCAAGTCTTGACTAGTTTCCCAACCATTCCATTGATCTGAATAATGTTGACCTGTATTCTTAATATAACCTTTAGGATCAAAGTTATCTAATTTTGTAACTTTTGTTTCTGGTGATATGTTAAGTGTCATTATGATACTAGGATACAGTGATGTTAAGTCAAGGTCATATACCCATTTATAACGGCCGGCATTTGGTGCCTTTACATATGCTCCTAGTAGGTTAAGTTCTTCACCAGATCGGGGTGGTCTGCTCGGCGAAACAATATTCATTCGTTTCATATATGTTAACGCCGCACCATCTAAATATCTTGTTGGAAATAAAAAGTCTTCATATGGAACATGACCTTTATGACATATACTTCTAGCCAAGTCCATTAATTTCATTTTTTGATCTATTTCCCATACCAGATCAACATCATTCATGTTGTAATCAATATAACCTTGAATATCATTTTTCATTAAATCATCCAAAGTTCCTTCATACTTCATTTTACCTTTACCTAACTCTTTTTGTGATATAGCTTCTAATGAATAACTAGATTCTTGATTATAAGTAAAATTCTTATAAAGTGCCATATAATCTAAACACGATACTCCAGATATTCGATATCTGTTTCTATGTTTTAACCATATTACATCATTGATTGGAGATAACTGTCTTGCCTGTTTTTCTCCTAATATTTGTACCATCCTGTTATAAAGATATGGAATATCAAAGAAATCTATATTCCATCCGGTAATTAAAGTAGGCTGTATTTCATAATATTTGTATAAGAATTTACTCAACAAAGTATGTTCATCTCTACATGAAATAACTTCATATCCAGGTTTAGTCATATTTTCAACTACACCATCTTTATCTAAAATCCATACACACCTTTGTTCTCCGGCTTCATCAAAAATTGCAATTGAAGTTACTTCATTTTGAGCCTCCTCAGGTGTCGGAAATCCGGATGCTATATCAACCTCAATATCAATAAACAATGTTTTATGACCAACTGAAGCTTCATCTGAATCTGTATACAAATCTATCAATGTGCGCATTTCTGGGTTCAAATCATTTTCGTATAATCCTCTTTCTTCAGGACTAGGATTTTCTACTCGTTGAACACGTTCGCCATCTAATGCAACCATATTTCCATATGATGCCTTTTTATAAGCATATGGCTTGTAATTTACTGTAATATGACCTTTTTTGTCATCCCAGATATGTACTTTATTAGTACGTTTATGATATGCTATTGCTTGATACATTAAACTAGTTCCTCTATAATTCCAACTATTTCACTTAATATAAGGAAAATAACTGACGCTACCAAATGAAATGGCAACAAAGCATAACCTAATATTCTAATTCCTGATTTGATAAAGCTAATTATCTGATGTTTTCTTGCATCTGGTAATTGTTGTTTAGGTTTAGATTTTTTCTTAACTTTAGTATCTGAATACATCCATACCCATTCTTTTCCTATATGCATATTAATTTATTTTGTAAATATTTCTATAATTTCTTTTCAATGAATTATCATCTAATCCATAACCTACCACCCATTCTTTATCAATTTCAAAACAAAAATGATCTACTGGTGGACTATCCTCTTTACGTTTAAGTAATGTAACAACTTTAACATCAGCTGGCATCATATCATTAACTCGTAATACTATTTCAAACATTGTTGCGCCTGTATCAACTATATCATCTATAATATAAACACGTTTTCCTTTACAATGAATCTCTAAGTCTTTTGTTATTTTAACGCCGCCTGAATTATCTTGACCTTCATATGATTTGGCTCTAATAAAATCCATTTGAACATCAATGCCCATATCTTTCATTAAGTCTGCAAAAAATGCATATCCGCCATTTAATACACAAATCATTACTGGCGGTAATGAATTTCCAGATGATTTATGTTCTTCTGATATTTTATGAGCTAATGCTCTTACTCGTCTTTCTATTTTATATTCTGGTATAAGTATATCCATTAATTATAACCTCTTATAAATTCATAATATTCATTTCTGGTAGCTGGATCTTTTTTGAATGCGCCAGTTAATTTACTTGTCTTCATACTTGCGCCACCATGTTTAACTCCTCTACATTGTACACAATTATGAGTTGCATCAATCATAACTGCTACACCATTATTATCTTCAATAATTGCATCTACTGCATGATGGATAGCAACTGTCAATTGTTCTTGGATTGCACCTCTTCTACCAAAATGTTCTACCAATCTATTTAATTTAGATAATCCAATTACATGACTATCTTTACCTGGAATATAAGCAACATGTACTACACCCATAATAGTTTGATGATGATGTGAACACATACTTGTTAATGGAATACCACCTTCAAATACTATACCATCATATCCGTCACTTGGAAATGTTGTTATTGCAGGAGGAGCTTCATATCTACCTGCCCACAAATCATTTACATAAGCTTTTGCAACTCGATATGGAGTTTTATCTGAATTAGGATCTTCTCTCCAATTCACTTTCAATGCATCTAAAAATTTACCAAATGCTTCTTCTGCATCTGTAATCATTGCTAACTTTTCCTCATCAGATAGAGGACGGCCTTCAGCTGCGCCATTGGCATAACCCGCCTTTACTAGTTCTATATTTATACTAGATTTTTCTTCTTTATTTTTACACATATAATTCTTCAGTTTTATTATTACGAATCACTTACTGATACCATTGCTATTTCCGATTCTCGGACTAACACATATGTATCTTCTTCCAATTTAATTTGATTGCCATTTTTACCACTTAATTTACTTACAGGAACTAATACTATATCTCCTTCTTTACATATATTTGGTATTATATCACCACTCATTGGATTGAATACTCCCGGACCTACATTTATTACATCTGCATATCCATATACGTCATTAGTTGCCGTTAAAATAATACCGGACTTTGTTTTTGATTGAGTTTCATGAGCTTTTAATAAAAGCTGATCTCCCATTGGTTTCATTTTCATTTTATTCTCCATTTTATTATACACCACGTTCTGTATTATAAGCTATAATATGATCTCTACCTGTCATGTTATAACCATGTTCTGCTACCATTTCAAATACCTTTGGATACATTTCAATCAATGTATCTCTAGTATCGCCGGCCGGCATAACATATGTTTTATGTTTAGGAATTCCTAATTCCACCCTATATGCTTCTATTTCTGCAAGATTTTCATCCGTTCCATCCCATACTGGTTTGAAATGATAATCTTTATGAAATGCAATCATTTTTTTAATTGCATCTGTATTTTGTCTCATCCTATTATGTACCTTTACCATTCTTTCATCAACCACCTTTCCTAATGGAGTAACAGCTCCTACAACTGGAACACTATTTGAAAATTTAGGACTCAATGATAATAGATCTAAAGGATAATCTGTTTCTACATAATGACTACCTTCTGTTTCAATTGTTATAACAATTCCTCTTTCTTTTGCAAAATGAGTCAATTCATTTACTAATGCAGGATGCATTGTAGGAGATCCACCTGTTAACATCATTTCTGTTACTTGAGGATTTTCATCATATATCTTAATAATATCATTGAAACAAAATTCTCCTTTACTTGGATGGATTGAAGTATACCAACTATCACACCAACCGCCATCTCCAAAATAACATCTATGAGTACAACCCGTAGTTCTTACTGCAATTGTAGGCATTCCAAACCTACTTCCTTCGGATTGGACACATCTATAAACTTCTAATATAGGTAATACCTTATCGTAATCTTTAATTCTCTTATTCACTATATATTGCCGTATTTTTGCCATGCTCCATAAACTCTACCTGAGCTATTTTAACACGATCGTTAGTCTCTGTTTTTACAAAATCGTTTAATTTATGAAATATAAATTCTGCAAATTTCTCTGCACCTGTTGCTTTAATAACACGTAATTGAATAATGCCCATTATTTCCATAGTCTGAAAGGTTGATAAATTTGGGTCATCTTCTGCTGCTATCACAGTATGATCAAACATATAATCCATCCATGCTTTCGGTTGCATATCATCGATAAGAGTTTTAGCTCTTTTCATACCACCAAAGTCCCATACCCAATTTCTATCATCTAAATCACCTTCAAATGTAACTCTAAATGATACTCCATATCCATGCAAAAATCTGCAATGAGTATCTTCTGCTTTCCATTGTCTAAAACAACAACTGAATCCGTCGAATAATTTTGTACTTTTATATCCCATAATATAACTTAATATAAGAATTATTTTTCAAATAACCTAATATTTTACGCAGAATATGTCCACGCAAAATAATACTTTTTTCCATGCAATAAATGTGATGCTGTATTAGAATAATCTCCAGAAAAATCTGTCATATAATTCAACATCATTGTTTCATCCTCAAACAATGTGAAATTATTTGCATCTGGGTACATTTCATGAAACGATCTACCTGAACTTTTTACTGATTTTTGACCAATGGTTTCAAATACCATGGTTCTTAAATACTCTTGATCATATGAATTAAGTTTCTTCATATCAAACGTTAGATCTACTAACTTGAACTTAAAATCTTTTGCCATTATAACTGTTTTTTAATTTTTATTTATTATAAATATAAGTAAACTTTTGCAAACGCACAAATATTTACGCCTTTTTTTTAGAAATTTCCTGGTGCAACCTGCATACAAGTTAAACCAATTTCTCTCCACATATCAACAACTTTTTGTCTATCATCAAATACTGCCACAACTTCATGTTCTGATTTATTTTCATCATTTGCCCATAACTCATTAAACCAACCTAACTTTAATTTTTCATCAGGCATAAATTTCCATGGATGGCTGGTTGGTCGCATTTTCAAAACATTATATTCAACACCATGTTTTTCTAACCAATCCATTGTTACTTGTTTTGATGATTTACTTCTACCAGAAAGTATTGCAATTTGGTAACCAAAGGCTTTCAAAGCTTGTGCCATCATAATTACTGGTTGATTTGGTTCATCTAGCTCAATCAACCGATCGGCAAAGAATATTTCCCAATCCATTTTACCATCAGACTTTGTTGCCATTTTTCTACGTACTTCGATATCGGCTAAGGTGCCATCTAAATCGAATATAACCCATTTTTTACTATTATCTATCATAACTTATGCTATTACCATTGACATTGGAACATTGAAATGGCCACCTTGGCCTTCAATATGACATTTAGTTCTATTAATTTTTGTAATGGTAAACTTTTGACCTCTAAATCTATCATGGTCTAAAGTTATTACCTGACCAACATTTAATGAACCTGACTTTCGAATAGAACTAATCTTACTATTTGACTTTAAGGTAGCAATTACCATGCTATTCAAAGTTCTCAATTCATCTTGGTTTAATTGGCCTAACATCTTTTCAATTTTATTTAACATATCTCAATTTTTAATTTAGGCCAATTTATGGCTTGACCTCTTACCTTTTTATCTATATATAAAGATAAGAAATATATTTCAAATAACCTAATTTTTTTGAAGCTTTTTTTAACTTTATTCAACTTCTCTAGTTAAGATAAGACCCTTTTTAGATAATGTTTCTTGCATTTGTTTATATGTACCATATATTTTATATCGTTTACCGACATCCTTTTTATAGGTAAATACTTCTTTACCTTCTTGACCTACAACATAATAAGGTCCTGTGTAACTTTTTTTCATTGCAATCTCCTTAAGATATAATTCTTGAATCCAATCGTTATGTAATCTCACAACTCCCCCCTGCACATGCTAATTCACCTTTCAAGTCTGTTTCATCTTCTGTTTCTACTATTTCTGATAAATCTACGTTAGATAATGTTCCCATCATTCTTTCATATTTTTCTTCCGTAATATCTTCAAATGGAGCTTGTGTATATGTACCACCATCATATGGTAATACTGAAAGTCCATTATAATGTTCTTTGTTATCCCACATCCATTCTCCAGCTGCTTCCCATTCATGATCTCTCAATGAAATAGTTGCAGAAACATTATGAGTATTATTTCCAGACCTATGGCCAGGCTTAATCCATTCTTGTGCAACCTTTTTAACTCTTTCTAACAATTGAAATGGAGACTCTGTTCTCATTATTGCGCCAGATGGTGCCTTTTGTGGAACTGAAATAACTGCAGTATCATGTGGTCTAAAATATTCATCTTCAATAAGTGATGGGTGGTACTCTGATAAATACTTGTACATTGATTCGTTCTTACCAACTCTAATTCTTCTGACATAATAATCATTGTGCCATGCATGAATACCAGAACTAGTTCCTAATGTTAATGATGTTGTTCCTGCAGGTTTTACTGTTGTTGTTCTTGCTGATTTATTAATGCCTAATATGTTAGCAACTCTCACATTTTCTTCTTTTACAATTTTGGCTGCCGATTTCATATCATATCCTAATACTACCCCAGAACCAATTCCTGTCATTGACACACCTATAAGCGCATCTTTTTCAGTTGTTCGTTGCCATATTGGTCTTAAATAATGAAAATCTGTATAACCTGCTTGAAGTGTGCCAATAAATGATGCAACTTTAACTCTATTATTAAAATCTTCTTGAGATTCTATATTAGAAACATTTACTTCACATAAGTTGCAAAATTGAAAAGGTCTTAAAGCTATTTCACAACATGGATTGGTTCCCCAATCTTTATCATTTGAAAAATATATTCCAGGTTCTCCTGCTCCTGATAACTCTACTCTCTTCCATAGGTCTGTAAAAAATTCTTTTGTAATTTTATGTCTCATTAATACTGCAGAATTATTAGATCTCCCTCTCTGTGGATTCAACTCCCACCAATTTCCTGCTTTACATGAAATCATTTCATCGTCATGAGCACTAAATAAACTAATAAGAGCTGCTCTACGAATACCACCTGCGAGAACGGCATCTGCAATATGGCAGACAATATCATGTGTTTCCAATGTTGATAATTTTTCTCCATCTTGTTTCCCTTTTAATATACCTTCTACTTTTACTAAACATTCTTT